ATGAGTGTATTAAGCGACACAAAAAAAACCGCTATATGCGATTGGCATCGTGCGGATATTTTGGCTGCGTTGCGTAAAAACGGGTGGTCTTTGCGTTCTTTAGCTGAAGCTGGGAACGTGAGTTACAACACATTAAAGACCGCACTTGATAAACCCTATCCGAAAATGGAAAGACTTATCGCTAATGCGGTCGGTGTTGCCCCTGAAGAGATTTGGGCTGCACGTTCTCGGGAACGAATTGAACGTAACCGAAGACCTGTTTTAACAAATAAGTTTTAATCTTAAAGGAATTTAAACGTAAAAGAAACAAAAAGGATCATTTATGAACGAAATTTCTTTAAAAACACATTATCCGATAGCGGAATTATTAAAACTTAAACTTTTAAACATGCCTACAGCACATAAAAATGCACTCGCATTGTTTGAACGTGAAAATGTGGAATGGCGTAAGCGCGTTGGCAAAGGTGGGGGCAAAGAATATGCTCTTTCATCAATGCCACAAGCCTTACAGGATGAAATTCGTAACAAATTTGCAGTTTCTATTGTGAAAGCCAAACCCAAATCTCTTCCCGCCGATCTCCGTCAGGTGGAATTAAAAACTTTAACGGAAAAACAACGTGAAGTTGCAGGGGCAAGAATGGCGTTAGTTGCTCAAGTGGCACAGCTTGAACAAGCCCAACCTCGTTACAAGGCGATTAAGTTTTTTTGTGAACAAATCAAACATGGTGGCATTTCTTCTGATTTGATGAGATTGGTTGAAATCGCCAATAACAAGAAAGGAAAAAATCGCACTTTATCTGACCGCACTTTGAATCAATGGGTGTTGGATTATGAAAAGGCGGATACCCCTGAAGAACGATTAAAAGCCCTCGCACCAATGCAACGAGTGGCGAAAAAGGCTGAAGAAATTGTGTGGTTGCCTGACTTTTTGGCGATATATCGCCAAACCAATGGCATCAATGTGGCAGAAGCCTATCACTATTTTTCGGCTGAATGGGATGCACGTTTTGCAGACGAGCCGTTACGTTTAGAAATGAAACCGAGTATTGACCAAGTTCGCGCTGCGTTGGCGAAATTGCCAAAACACATTAAGGAAATTGGTCGTAAGACGGGTTCTGAACTCCGCGCCCTTAACACTTATGTTAAACGCGATTGGAGCGTGTTGCAGGTAAATGATGTGTGGGTGGGTGATGGCCATGCGATGAAATTGAAAGTCGCCCATCCTGAACACGGTCGCCCTTTTATTCCTGAGGTAACATTAATTATGGATACCTCTTGCCGCTTTATTGTGGGTTGGTCGGCTAGTTTGGCGGAAAACGTTCTCGCCGTGGCAGATGCCTTGCGTTATGGCGTGGAACGCTACGGCATACCCGCAATTTATTACTCTGATAACGGTGGGGGTGAGAAAAACTGGATGCTTGATGGTGATATTACGGGGATGTTGCCGCGTTTGGGGATTAAACACCAAACAGGGATTCCGGGCAATCCACAAGGGCGTGGGATTATTGAGCGGGTGCATCAAACAATTTTATACAAAATTGCTCGCCAATTTGAAACCTATCACGGCACAGGGGCGGATAAAGACACGGTGCGACAAGTGAGCACAGCAGTGATTTCACTGGATAAAGCAAAACGTAAAGGCGCGACACAGCTCACGCCAAAACAACAATGGGCAGTGGGTAAATTGCCAAGCTGGAATCAGTTTTTACAAGCCTGTCAAGAAGGCATTGATGAATACAACAATAAACACGAGCACAGAGAACTAGGAGGAATGACACCTGCACAAAAACGCCGTCAGTTGATGGAAAAAATGAACCCTGATGATTTGGTCTTTGTTACGCCAGTGGAAGCAAGGGATTTATTCCGCCCAAGTACATTACGTGTGGCACAACGTGGTTGGTTACAACTTTTCAATAATTATTACTTTAGCGCGAAATTGCTCGATGTTGATGGGCAAAAGGTGCAAGTGATGTTTGATATTCACGATCCAAGCCAAGTGATTGTGAGAAAGCAAGACGGCACTTTTGTGTGTTATGCCGAACTAGATGGCAATAAACGTGATGCGTTCCCAATGCCGTTTGTTGAGAAAACACGCCAAGAGCGTTATGCACGCCGAGCGAAATTGAAACAAGAACAGCTTGATGAGATTAATGCGGAACTTAACCCGATTATTACGATTGAGCATCAGCCTGATTTTGCGGTGTTAGTGCCAAAAGTGAAGCAAAAAATCCCAGCCAAGCCGATTTTCCATAACTTAACGGAGAAAGAAGAATGGGAAGCGGAACAGGCAAAGTTAGTGAATGAATAAGGAGAACAAGATGAAGAATTTTATTGAAAAAGAACGTAAAGCGCGTGCCAAAAGACGATTTGAACGCGCTCAAACGTTGATTAAAAGAGATTGGTCGAAAATAAACGATTTCCCAGTTTGGATTTTAACCCCTAGTGGCGTTGCTCCAAATTTAGCATCGCAATCAATGGCTCTAGATATGAATCAAGGTACGCCTTCATATCCGTCGCTACAAAATCAGGCACATCAGTGCTTTGTAACAAAAGACGAAGCTGATCGTGCGAATCGCCCTGAAATTGAAGCAGCGCAAGTTGATCCTGCTCAGCAAGTTGAACAATTAGCGAGCGAATTAAAATCTGTTGTACAGCAAGCCGACCGTTTAGGGCAGAAAGTTGTTGCTGTAAGTCTTCGAGTTGAGTTTGCTGCATAAGGTTCTCCTTGGTTTAGGTAGGTTTAAAACAGAATTATAACGAGGTTAAAAATGAAAAACAAAGAACTGCAACGGTTTATGACCAATAGTGGTATGACACAAAAGCAGATTGCGCAAGCGTTATCAGTGTCAGTGGGGACAATTAGTCTTTATTTGAAAGATCAATATGCAGGCGATGTGCAATGCTTGATGACAAGGTGGCGGAGTATTTGGCTCGCCAAGATCAGAAGATTTTAAAAGCGCATTACAACAGCCAATTTGTATCAACCTTAGCGGCGAGAAAAACAATGGACGTTATGCAGTATGCGCATACAGAAGGCAAGATTGTAGTGGTGTATGGCGCAGCAGGCTTAGGCAAAACCGCAACCTTGAAAGAATATGCAGCGCGTTATCCGTCTTCTATGTTGATTGAAACGGATCCAGGCTATAACCCTAGGGTGCTGTTACACAAGATTGCGGAAACCTGCGGTGTTGTGGCGCAAGGGGGAAATCATGATGTTTTTAAAAAAATAGTGGAAAAATTAGATGGTTCGGAGCGTTTATTGATTATTGATGAAGCAGAGTTGCTCTCCACGCGTTCTTTGGAATTTGTACGCCGTTTGCATGATAAAACCCAAATCGGTGTAGTGCTTGCTGGTATGCCTAGATTGTTAGTGAATTTACGTGGGAAAAGTGGCGAATTTGCGCAGTTATATAGTCGAGTGAACAATACGCATAATTTTGGCAATGCCTTGCCAGATAAAGATTTAGCCATGTTAATAGAAAGCGCGCTCGGCACAGGGGAATTTAACGACGCCTTTATTAAATTTAGTAAAGGTAATGCGCGTCGGTTGAGTAACTTAATGAGCGGTGTGGTGCGGTTATCCAAACTCAACGAGTGCGATATTACCTACGAGATGATTGAAGAATATAACAAGATGTTGATTAGCTAAAGGAGACCAAGATGTTACAACCCAATACAACTAAACAATTAAACAAAAACAATGCCGTGATGTTGGCTTATTTAGAACAAGTAGAAAAAGCGGTGAGACGCTTAAATGAAATGGGGCTGACGGTAATTAATGTGCACTTTGAGAAGATAAGACCGACGGTGCGTGTGATGAATAATGCGGTAACAGAAAAGCTTGAGAAAGACCAACAGGCTTATGTGTATCACGTGGGGCGTGATGTGGGGCGATACCAAGAAGCGCAATTTACGGTGGAAGGTATCCGTGTGGTTTGGCGGAAGTATTTGAACTAGGAGGAGGAATGGCAACGCGTCGGCAAATTTATGCAGTCTATCGTGGCGAAGAGAATTTGGGTGACGGGACTGCGGAAGAATTAGCAAAGAAACTCAATGTGAGCGAAAAAACGATTTACAGCTCGGCAACAGTCGCCCGATGTAAACGTGATAAAGGTAAGCGACTTGTGGTGATTAAGTTAGATAAAGAGGAGCTCTAAATGAAGCAAATGATTGAAGGGAAAGAATACTGGCGTGATGCAAGAGGCAATTTAACGCCAGCTGAGTTGGTAAAAGACATCGACAAAGCACGTGATGTGCTTGTGCGTGAATGGGTGGAAAAAGGCGTGTCCTTAAATAAGGAGATGCGCAATTTTAAAGATGGCATTTTCGGCGATATTCAAGCGTTTATTGAACTTTCGGCTGAAAAATACAATGCGAAAATGGGCGGTAGTAAAGGCAATATCACGCTTTATAGCTACGACGGCAAATACAAAATCCAACGTGCGATTAACGACCATTTGCAATTTGATGAACGTATCCAAGCGGCAAAAGTGTTGATTGATGCGTGCTTGAATGAATGGAGCGAAGGCTCTCGCCCAGAACTAAAAGCATTAATTGAACGTGCGTTTAATGTGGATAAGGAAGGTAATTTAAATACTTCTCGCATTTTAGGATTGCGTCGAGTTGATATTCAGGACGAACGTTGGCAAAACGCAATGCAGGCGATTAGTGAGAGCGTGCAAGTGGTGAGTAGTAAGGCTTATGTGCGACTTTATGAACGTGTGGGCGAAAGCGATCAGTATGTGCCGATTGCATTAGATGTAGCGGGGGTGTAGATGAGTGAGTCTGGCATCGTTGTAATTTGTCTTTTTGCACTGTATGCGTGGTTAGCATATTTGATGTTTAAGAATTTATAAAACTTATTTAAATGCCCTTTAAATCTCCCCTAACCCCTCTTTACAAAAGAGGCGGGATGGAATGAGGGGCATTCATAATAGGTTTTAAACCAACAGGAGAACCTTATGAATAAAAATATCCACAAGTTTGATCGCTTTAAATATTACAGTGAACAAGCGGCAAACAGCGAACGCAGAGGCGAACTGCAAGACGCCAAAGCGCAATGGGCGATTGCGGAACTTAACGCACCTAACGCACGCAATCAAGAGTGGTGCAAACACCGCGCCGCGTTTTGTGACCGAGTATTAAGAAAACCGTTTTAAGGGGGAGATTATGGCGAAATATGTAGCGCGTTTTTATTGCTTAGTTGAAGCAGTTGTGGAAGCTGAAAACAATGAGCAAGTATTGGAATTGTGTGATTTGAATGTATGTGATGTGAATAAACTACCGCATACGATTACGGAAATTGATGATGTGGTTGAGGTGGAGGAAGTATGAGTGAAAAGAAAGCGCAAGTCACCGAGCAACTGGCGCAGATTATGGAGCAAATCGAAGCAGCAAAAGAACAGTGGCTGGTTGATGACTCAAAAGGGGCTTTGTTGCTATTACAAGCAGCAAGCAGAGAGATGGAAAGTGTGGCGTGGCGAATGGCACCAGTGTTGGGGTGATTAAATGACAGATCAAATTTATGAATTTAAACAGGTGACAGATATTTTAGTGCTTGACGATAAACAGTTTGAACGATTCTTAGCAGATTTCAAAGAATGGTTCCATTTTCAAAAACAAGCGAGAGCCGAAGCCGAAAAGCTAAAAGAACTTGGATTGAATATTACTCTAGCAGATGTGATTCGTTGGAAAGATGATGACCTGATAGGAGTAGGAAGTATCACTATTGATGTGCAAAAAACACGCGACTATTAAAACCCATTTACAGTCCATTCAAATCTCCCCTAGCCCCTCTTTACAAAAGAGGGGGATGGGTTAGATGAAGTGGGCTGAGTAATGTGTTTTCAATTAACAAGGAGGAAAAATGCAGACAAAAATCATTCAATGGTTGGCAGTTTTGTAGGGTGGGCTTTAGCCCACCATAAGAATGTGATGATATTTGCGGTGGGCTAAAGCCCACCCTACGAAGCTAGAAAGCGGAACAGGAGAAAGGCTATGTTGCGTAAAAATTTAATCGCTAAAATCCATATTGGAAAAAGCCAATTAGGTCTTGATGATGAAACCTATCGTCAATTATTGGTAAGTACAACGGGGAAAACAAGTTGTACTGAAATGACGGAAAGTGAATTGCAACAGGTGTTAAATGTTATGGTGCAAAAGGGTTTTAAATCCAGTAGTCATTTTTGGGGAAATCGTGCAGCACCACGTGAAGATAAGAAAATTTATTTGGCAAAAATTACCGCACTTTTAGCAAAACATGGTTTACCGAAAGAATATGCCGATGGTATTGCGAAACGCTCGTTTAAAGTGGATTTTGTGCATTGGTTACAGCCGTGGCAGTTAAAAAAGGTGGTGCAGATGTTGGCGGTGTATGATCGCAATCGACAACATTAATTCACATCAACAACAGGAGAAAAAACATGAAAAATCAGATTATCTTAGCCAACGAAGTGATCGCCTTAGACGAACACGGCAGAATCAGCTTGAACACGTTGCATAAGTTAAGCGGTACAGGAAAAGAAAAACAGCCTGCGCTTTGGTTACGCTTACACGGCACACAGGAACTGATTGCGGAATTAGACCGATCTACAGATCTGAAGATCGCCTACACCGCCAAGGCTTAAGCAACCGCCAAATCGCCGAGCAATTAAACCGCAGTATTGCGACCGTCTGGGCATTGGTGCGCTAGAGCCGATTTACAGGGTTTAGCGCAAGCCCTGAATAATCGGTTTTAGTTTTGTAGGGTGGGCTTTAGCCCACCATAAGAATGTGATGATATTTGCGGTGGGCTAAGACCCACCCTACGAAGCGACGAAACTTTTTGCATAATGTTGGGTAGAAAACCTTGATTTTTGATTAAAAAAAGGTTAATTTTGCGACCGAGGTTCCAAAAAAGCCCAAAACACGTTCACCGTAAAACGTTATTTATGGTATTTTTTTGCCCGCAATCCATAAAGTGCGGTCAGAAAAATTAAAACAAATTAAATTTATGGTCGAGAGTGCGAGGAATACAATACCCACACATGCAACAAGTAGGCTGTAGGCAATAGCAGACCTACTGCTAAACGTTGCGTGGGGAATAACTCCGCAGTTTGTTTTGCTGTTTTTGGCTCTCGACCACCCTACCAAAAATAGGGTCTCTTTCAAGAGGAACAAAACAATGACACACTTCAACATTACAACCTTTAATGGTTCAATTCAAAATCAATCTGTTCAATTAATCAATGCACGTGAATTGCACGAAGCTCTAAAAGTTTCAACTCGTTTTCAAGATTGGATCAAACGCAGAATTGCTGATTATGGTTTTACTGAAAATGAAGATTACACTTGCTTCTCAAATTTGAGAAGCACGGAAAATACTGGCTTGAACCGTTTTTGGGGCGGTCAAAATAAGATTGAATACCACATTACCCTCGATATGGCAAAAGAGCTGTGTATGCTGGAACGGTCTGAAATTGGTCGCCAAGCTCGTCGCCATTTTATCAAAATGGAACAGCACGCCATTGCTTTAGCTACTGAAATGCAAGCGCAAATGCTCGCCATCCCTACATTTTTACGCAACAATCCAGATGAATTAGCACGTTTAATTACCACTGCGCAAACTGCCTTTTTAACGGCAAACCCACAAGCGAAAGACTTTTTACGCTATCGTGAAATGGGCTTAAGTTATCGTGAAATTGGTACGCTATTAGGTAAAACCAAAGATAGCGTGAAATGGATGGCATTTAAAATGCGGAATTTGGGCTTTTTTTCCTCCACATTACCAAAAACAACTGCGGTGCAGTTGGATTTGTTGGCGTAAGGGGGCGAAGATGAGCATCGGATATGAATTAGAACATCAATTTGATGAAATTCAAAGTAGCCTTGGTGGCTTGCACTGTTTGCGCCAGTTCTTGGAAATCACTGACAACACGGCTGATACCTTAAGTTATAGCCAACTTGCTGGTATGATTGCGGTGTTTACCGCAGCATTAGATTGCCAAGTTAGCACGGTGCGACAGTTAGTGAAAGAATTGCCCATTAAGGCATAAAGATAATCCCAAGGGAAACCTTGGGATTTTTTATACAAAAAATTAGCAAAAATGCAAATCTTTACTTGCTAAAGTTAGCATTTTTGCATATAATAACCTAAGTTAAACAGATAACGGAGGTGCAGTGAAACAAAGTGAGTTCCTAAAATGGCTAAAAGCCAATGGGGTTGAAGTTGAAAATGGTTCAAAACATTTGAAACTTTACTACCAAGGCAAAATAAGCCACTTACCCCGCCACCCAGCGCAAGAATTGAAAAAGGGTTTGGTGGAAGGGATTAAGAAACAGTTAGGATTAAAATAAGATAATGCCCGATAAGTCGGGCATTCACTGCCACTCAATCATTTAGGAGAAAATATGTTTTACCCAGCAACCTTTACCCCCGCCGAAGAAGGCGGTTATGTCGTCACCTTTGCAGATTTGCCAGAAGCGATTACACAAGGCGATACCATAGAAGAAGCGCAAGAAATGGCGGAAGATGTGTTGATTTCTTGTGTAGAAATCTACTTTGATGAAGAACGCCCTTTCCCATTGGCTCGTGCATGCGATAGTGATGAAACTGCGGTATTTATGCCCGATAGCGTGTATGCTAAAGTGCTGTTGCATAATGCGATGTTGGCAGAAAATGTATCAAAAGCACAATTAGCGCGCTTAACCTATATTCGTCCGCCTGAAATTCAGCGTATTCTTGCGCCACGCCATACGACAAAAATTGATACGATTGCCAAAGCATTGTTAGGCTTAGGCAAGCAATTACAACTTTCTGTCGTATAATTTATATCCCAATGTGAAAACATTGGGATTTTTTTTATCTTTTTTTTCAAAAACACCGCCTTTTTAACATTTCCGTGTGAGAATTGCGTAAAACAATTTGCGGAGGTGTTTATGGTTGAATCTTTGGAAGATGTAGCTGAATTACTGCCTGAAACGGTGCAGCAGATGGTGGATTTGGTGGGCTTTGCTGCGGTGGAAAAAATTATTACAAATTTTGGTGGAGCAACCTTTCGATTTACTGATGGGGTGCATTATTTTCCTAAACTTAAAGCACTCATTGGTTTGGAAAGTGCGGTGAAATTACGAGAGGTTTTTCGTGGGGAGTGGCTGTATATTCCTCGTTGCCAAACGGCATTGCGTGTGTTGCGTAATTATCGTTTTAAAGCCGATTATGATTATCTTACCCAGCATTTAAATAAATCAGGGCGTATGGCAATGCTTGAGCTTTGTCCGAAATATCAACTTTCTGATCGGAGCGGTTGGGAGATTTTGGCACAGGTTCGCCATCCTGAAGAAACCCATAATCTTGCCTTGTTTTAGTGCTGAAACCGCTCCTCTCTTCTCTTTACTCTGCTTTTAAGACAATACCCTTGAATCTCAATAGATTAAGGGTATTTTTTATGTCTCTAACCTTTACACAAATCTTTAACCGCTTAATTGGGCATGAGGGCGGTTATGTTAATGACCCTCGCGACCCAGGCGGGGAAACCCATTGGGGGATGACTAAACGCACCGCTTTGGCAAATGGTTATCAGGGCAATATGCGTGTGATGACGCGTGATCAGGCTTTTAAAATCTACTACTGCGCCTTTTGGTTGCGTTATCAATGCGACAAGATGCCTGAAGCGGTGGCTTACCAGTTTTTTGATGCAGCTGTAAATCATGGATTAGGTAATGCGAGTCGTATGTTGCAACGTGCGGTGAATGTGGCGGATGACGGCATTATTGGCAATATGACCATTGCGGCTATTAAGCAGATGGCGATATCTGATGTGATTATGCGTTTGAATGCTGAACGTCTTGAGTTTTATTGCAAACTTGGCACTTTTGCAACCTTTGGTAAAGGTTGGGTGCGTCGTGTGGCGGGCAATCTTAAATATGGGGCAATCGACAATGAAGTTTAAGTTTTTAGGCGTGTTTAAACGTGTTTTAAATTGGTTTCAAAAGCCTCAAAAAGTTACGCAATATCGACCGCACTTTTACAGTAAAAATGCGTGGAGTTATGTATCTAGAGGGAAACCGACTGCTGCCGAAGTGATTATGTGGAGATTATGCCGATGAATAAGTTTTTTGAATTATTTACCAATAGTGATGGGCGAGCGAGTACAACGGGATTTATTCAGTTTTTCGGCTTTTTGGTGATGGCGGGGGTGCTGATTTATGCGGTCTATCTTGACCGCTCTACGGTGACGGATTTGTTCTTCTATTTTGCTTGTTTTTGCGGTGGCTCAGCTGCAACTAAAGGGGCGGTGATGGCTTTTCAAGCGAAACAAACCAAGCTAGAAGAACAAATTACCAGTGAAACCTATGTGGAGCCAGAACAAACGGATAGACCAAGGGGGATTTGATGAGTATGCAGATTATTTTAGCGGGACTTGGGATTTTCGCGCTATTGGGTGCGTATGTGATGTTTAAGCTGAAACAGGCACGCCGTGAGATTGAGCAGTTATTAAAAACCAATGAACAATTGCAAATGCAGAAAGCCGTGGTTGAAACTCAAGTAAAACATTTTGAAGTGAGAAAGAAAAATGAAGAAAACACTCGTCACACTAGCCATAATGATGTCATTAACCGCCTGCAGCAATCAGGCGATCTCCGTGATTAATCCAAGTTGCAGTGGATTTGGCATTATCACTGCCAGCAGACAAGATACCACGGAAACCTTGCGACAAATTGCGGTACATAATGCGACTTATCGTGAGATTTGCACTAAAAGTAAGGAGTCAAAATGATTGACGATAAAGTGTTTATTGGGATTGGCACGACCTTGATTATGACATTAGTTGGCTGGGTGTGGAAATCAGTAAACGATAAAGTGGCTGAAAATGAGCATGGGATTAAAGCCTTAGAAAAGCAAATGCAACAGGATTTTCAGAGCAAAGAGCTTGCTGAAGTGAAAGATAAGCACTTTGAAAGCATTTTGAAAGAGGTGCGCGATCAGTTGAAAGAAATCAATCAGAAGTTAGATAAAAAGGTGGATAAATAATGTCAGCAAGAGAACGAAAACGATTAGCGCAATTGGCAGAAAAACAAGAAATTAATGCCAAATTAGATGAGATTCTCGCATTAAGCCGACAAGCGAACCATAAAATCGATCGCTTAGACGGTCGAGTGGATGATATTGATACTCGCTTGGCAAAGGTAGAAGAAAGTTTGGCTAAATTAGGTGTGCGTGCTGCGGTTATTGGCGGGTTAAGTGGCTTGGTCGTCTCTGTTGGGTTTGAGCTGATTAAAGCAAAATTCGGGGGTTAAGATGGCACATGATGAAAAAACCAAGGCAGATGTGCGCCGTTATTATGTGTTTGATTGCTTAACGCTTGAATTAGCCGCTGAAAAAGCAGGTGTATCTTACAACACGGCACGCCGCTGGAAACGTGAAGCCGAAGCTCGTGGCGATAATTGGGATAAAGTGCGTGATGCGAACACGATGGCAAGTGGTAAAGTGGAAGATGTGGCGCGCGGCATGCTGACTGCGTTTGTGCTTTATTTTGAAAACACAATGGATGAGATTAAGCGCACGGAAGCATTGCCTGTGAGTGAAAAGGCGAAGTTGATTCAGGGCTTGGGTGATAGCTATTCGAAAATGGTGGCAAGCAGTAAGCGATTATTGCCAGAAGTGTCGGAAATGGCGACGGCAATAAAGACCATCACGATGTTTGGAGATTATATACAAGCCAATAAACCTGAGCTGATTAATGAGTTTGCGGACTTATTGGAAGGGTTTGGGAAAACCTTAGATAAGGAATTTAAATAGTCAGGATTTCGCCTGACAGCGACCTACTTTTACTTCGCTACGCTTGCACTTCGTGCCGTTGGCAAAGCCAACGTTCAAAATCTTCCAGATTTTGTCTTTGCTTGTGCAAAGCAAAGTAGGGAGCCGAATGGCACATGAACAGGAAAAAAATGAAAAATAAAGAATTATTAGCGGAATTAAAAGCCTATTCGGACAGCTTGCGACAAAAGGTCGAGGCAAAGTTTGAGGGGTGGGATGATTCTCTTGCTGCCATTAGTGAGCGACGCAAAAAGGTGTTAGATCCTGTTTCGGGCTATGACTTTTTTGTGTCGAATTACTTTCCGCATTATGTGCGTTCTCGCTCTCGTTCGCAGTTGCATAACTATCTTTTTGAGCAGTTGCCACAAGTATTACAACAGCCATCATCAGTGCATTTAGCCATTGCTGCGCCACGTGGTGAAGCTAAATCGACCTTGGTTTCCCAGCTCTTTACACTTTACTGTCTTGTAACACAGAAAAAACGCTATGCGTTGATTGTGATGGACAGTATCGACCAAGCCTATCCAATGTTGGAAGCCATTAAAGTAGAGTTGGAATTTAACCAACGTTTGCGCATTGATTTCCCCGAAATGGCAGGACAAGGGCGCGTGTGGCAAGCCGCAACCATTATCACGAAAGCCAATCAAAAAGTGCAAGTGGCAGGTTCTGGCAAGAAATTGCGTGGTTTACGTCATGGGGCGTATCGTCCTGACTTGGTGGTGCTAGATGATATTGAAAATGACGAACAAGTGCGGAGCCCTGAACAGCGTGACAAATTGCACGATTGGTTGAAGAAAACTGTCCTTCCGTTAGGGGCGGCTGGGGATAAGTTAGATGTGGTGTATATCGGGACTATTCTCCATTACGACAGTGTTTTAAACCGCACTTTATCAAGTAAAGCGTGGAAGACGGCAAAGTTTAAAGCCTTAATTCGTCAGCCTGATGATATGAGCCTGTGGGATAAGTGGGAGGACTTCTACTTAAACGAGGGCGAAGCGGTGGCTGATGCTTTCTATACGCAAAATCAAGCGGCAATGGATAAAGGTGCAGTAGTGAGCTGGGCTGCTCGTCCTATTTTAACCTTGATGAAAATTCGGGCACGTGATGGGCATGCCACCTTTGATTCTGAATATCAAAATGATCCATTAAGCAGTGATGATGCGATGTTTGCCAATAGTTTGACTTATTGGACGGAATTGCCAGCAAATTTGATTTACTTTGGTGCGCTTGACCCATCCTTAGGAAAAGCAGGGGCAAGCCGTGACCCCTCTGCCATTTTAGTGGGCGGGTATCACCGAGAAACAGGCAAGTTATATGTTGTGGAAGCGCAAGTGAAAAAACGTCTGCCTGATTTAATTATTGAAGATGTGATCCGTATGCAGAAGCAATACCACTGTCAGCGTTGGTTTGTTGAAACGGTGCAATTCCAAGAATTCTTAAAAGACGAATTAGTGAAACGCTCGGCACAACGTGGCATTCCTGTCCCTGCAACGGCGACGAAACCAAATACAGACAAAATGTTGCGTATTGAGAGCCTACAACCTCACACGGTGAATGGCTTAATTTTGTTGCATAGCTCGCAAGCTACACTGATTTCCCAGTTACGCCATTTTCCGAAAGCGGATCATGATGACGGCCCAGATGCGCTGGAAATGTTGTGGCGTAATGCAGTGGGTAGTTCAGCCGCGATTGAGTGGATTGGGTTGGATCAGTTGGATACGTTTGATGTGGAAGATGAAGACGATGAAGACGATGATCTTTATTCGTTTTGGCGAGATTAATTGAAATCGGGGCTTGTACAAAGCAAAAGTAGGCAAACGGTGCATGATGAAAGTGCGGTTGATTTTTTAGGTAGTTTAAATGGGATTTTTAGATAAGGTTAAAGGGCTTTTAAAAGGTAATGAAACAGAGCCAACACAAACCGATGAAGCGGAAGTGACTGCAACGGGGCGTGTATTAGATGATCACCCCTCTGCAAAAATTACGCCTTCAAAATTAAAGCAGATTTTAGAGGATGCCGAAAACGGCGATATTCAGGCACAGCATCAACTTTTCATGGATATTGAAGAGCAAGATAGCAGTATTGCCGCCAATATGATGACGCGCAAGCGTTCAGTTTTAACACTAGATTGGCGTATTGTTGAGCCACGTAATGCGACACCCGCGGAAGAAAAATTGCAAGCAGAGATTGATGAGTTATTTTATCAATATCCCAATCTTGAAGACTTGTTTATGGATTTAATGGATGCCGTGGGACACGGTTTTTCGGCGTTGGAAATTCAATGGGCACAGGTGGATGGCAAATGGGTTCCAAAAGGCTTTAAACCTTGTCCTCAGTCTTGGTTTAAATTGGATAAAGACGATAGTTTATTATTACGCACGCCAGCGAATCAAATGGGCGAGCCTTTACGTCCTTTTGGTTGGGTGGTACATCGCCATAAATCTCGTTCGACACAGTTGGCGCGTGATGGCTTATATCGCACATTGGCATGGCTTCATATGTATAAGCATTATTCTGTGCGTGATTTTGCCGAGTTTTTAGAGCTTTATGGTATGCCGATTCGCATTGGTAAATATGGTGCCGGTGCCACTAATGCGGAGAAACGCACGTTACTGCGTGCGTTGGCTGAAATTGGGCATAACGCGGCAGGCATTATGCCTGAATCGATGAAGATTGAACTGCATAACGTCGCTAATGCGGGTGCTGCATCGGGTAATAATCCATTTTTACAAATGGTTGATTGGTGCGAGAAATCTATTGCTCGGTTGATTTTGGGGCAAACCTTAACATCGGGGCGGATGGTAAAAGCTCCACTAATGCGCTAGGTAATGTGCATAATGAAGTGCGTCGTGATTTGATGATTAGCGATGCGAAACAGATTGCGCAAACTATCACTCAACAAATCATTTTGCCGTATTTGCAAATTAATGTTGATCCGAATATTGCGCCACATCGTATCCCTTATTTTGAGTTTGACACAAAAGAATATGAAGATTTATCGGTATTTGCAGATGCCATCCCTAAACTTACGGGCATTGGCGTGCAGATTTCGGAAAGTTGGGTGCGGGATAAATTAGGGATTCCTGAACCGCAGGAAGGTGAGTTGATTTTAAGTACACCGCAAGGCGAGAAAACAGAGGAAAAAACAACCGCACTTTCTGCCGTGTTGAATCACGGCAAAGGTTGTACTTGCGGTTGTCGTGCTGTTGCGTTGTCGGCTCAAAATGGTAAAAAGGACGAACAAGCTGAACTGGACGGTTTGATTGATGATGCACTGGCAAATGCGGATTTTAATCAACAGCTTGATCCTATGATGAAACAAATTGTAGGCGTGGTCATGGCAAGTGAAAGTTATGACGAAGCACAGGAAAAACTGATCGCACTTTATCCTGATTTAACCAGTGAAAGCCATCAAGCCTATTTGGCAAGTGCGGTATTTTTAGCTGATTTATTAGGAGCTGCCAATGCCGAGCGCACCTAAGTTTGCCATTGGCGTAGAACCTAAACAAGCCATTGAGTTTTTGCGCCAAAAGAAAATGCTTGCCAGTAAGGTGTTAGCAAAAGAAATGCACGATAGCGCATTGGCACGTGCCACGACGATTGCGCACCTAACTAGCCTTGATATGACAAAGGATATTTACCAATCTTTAGAAACGGCTATGCGTGAGGGCAAAGGCTTTCACGTTTGGAAAAAAGAACTGGTGAGTGAATTTGAACGCAAAGGCTGGATTTTTGGAAAAGATCCGTCTATCCGTGGTATTGATGGGCATTTACTGGCAGATCCGAAAACGGGGGAATATTTTGGCACGCCGCGTCGGTTAAATACGATTTATCGTGTCAATATGCAGTCCGCTTATTCGGCTGCACGTTATCAACGCTTACGTGACAATGTGGATAATCGCCCTTATTGGCAATATTCCGCCGTGGGTGATGCGCGTACTCGTCCTGCCCATTTAGCATTGAGCGGTAAGGTGTATCGTTATGATGATCCGTTTTGGGCGACATTCTACCCGCCCAATGGGTTTAATTGTCGCTGTACGGTAATTGCGTTAGGCGAAAGAGATTTGAAACGCCGTGGGATTGATAAACCTGATGATAGTTCTGAATTTTTGGTGGAAGTAGAACGCCCTGCGGATAAGCAAGGCAATCGTGAAAAGACGGTAGGGTTTAAATTACCTGATGGCACGATACGTGTGACGGATAAAGGCTTTGATTACAATGTAGGGCGATTAAACTACAAGCCTAATTTGGATCTTTATCCTGAAAAACTGGCGCATGCGTTTGCGAAGGTTGAGATGAAAGGTGGGGAGTTTAAGCACGATTTTGAATTGTTGGCAAAGCATATGGCGGAGATGAAACAAACGCTCAGCCTAGATGGAAAAAAACTCACTGCTGATCAAATGTTACAGGTGCGAGATAGTCTTACCAAAAATTTTAAATTTGCGGCAGGTGTCTTGAGTGCGGAAAGTAAGGATTTATTGAAAAGCAAAACTGGCACAGTGTGGCTTTCTGATGATACTTTAATTAAACAGTTTAATAGCCGTGATGGGCAAGATTTTGGACTGGAAAGCTATGCACTTTTCCCTGATTTATTTAATCAGCCTGATATTGTTCTACAAGATAATGATCGTTTTTATTTTATCAAAAACTTTGAGAAACAGCGTATTTTAGGTGTAATAAAGCACTTATCTAAATTTAATGAAATTTTTGTGCTTTCGGCAAGGGAGATTAATATCAAGGAAGTAGAAAAAATGAAAGGTAAATTGGCAGTTATCAAGTAAGGCTCCCGATCACTTACACACGCTCTCGGACACCTGAGCAGGACGAGCCACCTCAAGTAGGCTGCGGCAGGGAGATTATCACCGCTTTTTTAATAACTGCCTTGCATGAATATACCCCCTTAAATTTTAAAAATCAACGATTATGATAGACATTGAAATCAATAACGCACAAGAAATTGCATCGGCACTAGAACGCCTTGCACAAGCCACCGCTCATCGAGCTCCGTTAATGCGAAGTATTGCGGGGACAATGGAATCAGCTGTGCTGCAAAATTTTGATGTTGGGGGGCGTCCTAAATGGCTGGGGCTGAAATATCGTCAAGGTACGCCTTTGGTGGATACTGAAAACCTGATGGCGAGCATTACTTCTGAATATAGGTCGTATCCAACTTTTACCTTATGGCAAATTTCGCGCTACAGACGGCAGACCAACCGATGTGGAGGCATGGTATGTAACAGATACAAATGGCGCGGATGTGGTGGCGTTGGCAAATAATCAACGCAATCCCCTTCCTATTGATTATGAACACCAAATTATTCACTCCCTAAAAAACGGCAAAGAAGCACCGAGTGCGGGCTGGATGGAATATTTCTATTTTACCCCACAAGGGATTTTTGCTGATGTGCGCTGGACGGATAAAGCCGCGGACTATATCAAAAATGGCGAATATCGTTATATCTCGGCTGTGTTTGCTTACGACACAGACGGCTATGTTCGCAAGATCTTTCATGCCGCATTAACCAATACGCCTGCTTTAGATGGCATGGATGAAGCAATGGTGGCAGCCAGCGTGAATTTATTACAAGAGGACAATCCAATGGATAAAAAATTATTGGCAGCATTATGCTCACTGTTTGTTTTAAAAGCAGATGCAAGTGAGGCTGACATTACGGAGAAAGTGACCGCACTTTCGGCAGCTAAAGGCGATAGCCCTGTGGACGTGTTAGATGTTTACGCAAAATTAGCTGAAAAAGAACAATCAGTAGCAGCATTATCCACACAAGTGGGCAACCCTGATCCTGCTAAATTTGTGCCAGTCGAACAGGTAGCCGCATTACAGGCTGATTTTAATGCGCTTAAAACATCTGTAGAAGCGGACAAGAAAGCGGCATTAATCACAGCGGCATTATCGCAAGGCAAACTGGCTCCAGCATTAAAAGATTGGGCGCAAAGTTTAAGCATTGAAGCCTTAACCGGTTATTTGGATAAAGCGACACCGATTGCGGCGTTAGCGGGCGGTCATCAAGCGAACGAAGACCCAGATAAAGGTAATGTTGCGGCGTTAACCGCAGAACAACAAGCCGCAGCCAAAATGCTTGGCATGAACGATGCGGATTACATTAAAAAATATCAGTCTCAGGAGGCTAAATAATGTCAATTAATAAAGCACAGGTGTTAAACCACATCACCGAAGCCTTTCGTAAAGAATTTATCAAAGGTTTAGAAAACCACCCTACCCAGTGGGCTAAAATCGCCATGGAAATTTCGTCCACAACGAAAACTAATACTTACGGCTTTTTAGGTACATTCCCGAAAATGCGCGAATGGGTTGGTCAACGTCAAATCCAAAGTATGCAAGCCCAAGGCACAAGCATTACTAACAAAAAATTTGAATCAACCGTCGGCATTCCGCGCGAAGACATTGAAGATGATCAGGTTGGTCTATATACGCCAATGATGCAATTAGCGGGTCAATCTGCCGCCGAATTACCTGATGATGAAGTATTCAGCTTGTTGAAAAAAGGTAAATCTACGCTGTGTTATGACGGTCAGAACTTCTTCGACACAGATCACCCGGTGTTTGAGAAAGTGGACGGCACAGGCAACAGTACCACTCAAGTGAACTTAACAGTGGGGACAGATAACGATGCGCCAACGTTCTACATCGTGGACGCCCGTTTGCCGATTAAACCGTTAATCTGGCAAAAACGCACCGCACCGGAAATTGAGCCGAAGTTTGACCCGGCAAAATCCGAACACGTCTTCATGGAAGATGAATACTTATGGGGTGTGCGTGCCCGTGGTGCGGCTGGTTTCGGTTTTTGGCAACTTATCCACCGCGTGGAAAAAACCAACTTAACAAAAGAAAACGTTCAAAAAGTCATCCAAACCATGAAAGGCTTGAAAGGTGACGGTGGAAAAGCATTAAACATTCAGCCGAATTTAATTTTGGTTCCGACCAACCTTGAGTATGCGGCAAAAGAATTGTTTAAAACTAAACAAATCAACGGCACAACTAACATCCTTGAAAGTGAATTGGATGTGCTCGCCTCTCCATTCATTAACGAATAACCAATCAGGGCGGGAAACCGCCCTAGGAGTTAATTATGGCTAAGAAAAACCAAAAAGACGATGTAACGCAAGACGTGCAAACAGCACCAGATGAACAGGCGCAACCCCAAGTCGAAACCAGTGCGGATAACGCTGAAAGTGCGGTAGAAAAATACGATGAATCGGATGATAAAGAAGGGCAAGTGATTGTGCCTATCGGTTATTCGGTGAAATTGCGTGAAATCCACCCGCAGGCAACCTATGGTCGCTGTGGTTATCGTTTTAACAAAGAAAGTGCGGTGGAAATTCCAGTTGAAAACTTGACGAGTGAGCAAGTCATTATGCTTGCTGAAGATCCCTGGTTGGAACTTATTCCCATCTGCGAAAAATAAGGATGAGTGATGCATTACGCCAGTGCAGAAGATTTTGTGTTACGCGTGGGGGAAGTGCAAGCCATTGAACTGACCGACCGTGATTTGACTGGGCAAGTTAATGACAATTTGCTTGATGTCGCATTGTCTGACAGCTCAAGCCAAATTGATGGTTATTTGGCAGCACGTTATACCCTCCCTCTTGTGAGTGTGCCACAAAACTTAGTGCGACTTTGTTGTGATTTGGCACGTTATCGTTTAGCGAGTATGTCTCATGTGACGATTACAGAGGAAATTATTACCCGCTATAAATTAAGTTTAAAAGAACTTGAGGATATCAGTATGGGTAAGATTTCGCTTGGGTTGCCGCCTACAGAGAATAATGATGCCAACGAACACGACAATGGCGTGATTTTTACTAATCCGAAAAACAGGATTTTTGCACGTGATCACTCAAATTGAAAATGCGCTTGTAGAACGTCTACAGCGTGGCTTAGGGCGTTTAGTCAATACCGTTAAAAGCTACGGTGGTGAGCTCGATGATGAAAGTCTTGGGACATCACGTTTGCCGATGTGTTTAGTCACTTTTGGGGGTGCACGTATCGAACGTATGGGCACCAATTTGAAACGACATCAATCTACATGTCTTTTTTGTAAAAGGCATTAATTTAAAGTGAAGATAAATAAAGGGTAAATTTTATGAAAAAAAAGTAGCATTATTTTTATTATTTAGTATAATAAGCATCATCGCATCATCGCATCATCGCATCATCGCATCATCGCATCATCGCATCATCGCATCATCGCATCATCGCATCATCGCATCATCGCATCATCGCATCATCGCATCATCGCATCATCGCATCATCTTGTTGCATAGTAGTGCGATGTCGTGTTTCAAAAGGTGATTGAGTTGTATAGAAAGTGCTAATCTTATCGTTTTATATTTTTTAGTGCGAGAATGATGAAACACTTGGATCAATGATACTCTCATGCTTTTTTGCGATAGTGATATTTCGTTTCTTATTATTGAAAGACAACTTCCAATGATACCTCCTTTAATGACTTATAGGGATCTTATATGAATAAAATTTATCGTTTAAAATTTAGTAAGCGTTTAAATCAATTAGTGGCTGTTTCTGAAATTACTGCGGGACACGACCGTCATAGCGGCTGTCAAAATGCAGTGGATACAACTTCAAGTTTTCAAATGACAAAATGGTTAAAATTAAAACCACTTGCAAGCTTAATTTCTCTGCTTTCATTCGGTTTTGCGACACAAACTGCAATGGCAAATGGCTTGCAAGGTATGGAAGTGGTAAGTGGTAGTGCATCAATGTCAATAAATGGCAAAAGTACCACCATTACCAATAGCCCAAATGCCATTATTAACTGGAAACAATTCAATATTAATCAAGATGAACTCGTTCGTTTTGTTCAAGAAAATAGCAATTCTGCGGTATTTAACCGTGTTACTTCTGATCAAATTTCGCAATTAAAAGGTGCGTTAAATTCAAATGGTCAGGTATTCTTAATCAACCCGAACGGGATTGTCATGGGCAAAGATGCAGTAATTAATGCTGCAGCTTTTACCGCATCAACATTAAATATTTTAGATGAAGATTTAAAAGCACGCAATTTCAATTTTGAACAGGCTAAAGATAAAGCCATGGCGCAAATTGTGAATAATGGTTTAATCAGTGTTTCAAAAAATGGTAGCGTAAATTTAATTGGTGGCAGCGTTAAAAATAACGGTGTAATTAAAGTAGAAGATGGCAACATTCTTTTATTAGCAGGTCAAAAAGTCACAATCAGTGATATGACTAACCCAACAATTACTTACAGCGTTGTTGCACCAGAAAATAAAGCCGTGAACTTAGGCACAATTTTTGCAAAAAATGGCAAGATTCAAGTGCATGCGGGTTCGCTTGTAAATAAAGGCACATTAAACGCAAACAGCGTACGCCAAGATAAATCAGGTGAAATCATCCTTTCAGCCAAAGAAGGCGAGGCGAACATTGATGGCACAGTCACTTTAAACAATGCCAACTTCAAAGCAGGCAGCTTAACCATCACAGGTAAAAAAGTGGTGTTAAACAGCGGTGCGAAAGTGGAATTAACAGGTAAAGAGGGTGGTACGGTTTATATCGGTGGCGATGAGCGCGGTAAAGGCGAAATTCAATTAGCAAAAACAACCAAAATCAAACAAGGCGCAAGCGTGAATGTTTCAGGTTTTGAAAAAGGCGGTAGAGCGATTGTTTGGGGTGACTTTGCACAAGTTGATGGTGAAATTATCGCAAACGGTAAAAATAAAGAGAATGGTGGTTTTGTCGAAACCTCAGGGCATTATCTTGGCGTAAGCAATACAGCAAAAGTTGAAGCGAAAGACTGGTTATTAGACCCTTACAATGTGCGTATTGTGGCTCAAAATAACCCTTCATCTGAAAGTGAAAAATCTATTGACACTTCCCCTCCGTTCAAAGTAAAAGGCAATGATGCGGTTATTTTCAATACCACGATTACCGCTGCTTTGAATAATGGAACGGATGTTACAATTACCACGAATAAAGATAAAAATGAAGGAAGTCAAATGGGTAATTTATCTGTTGAAGCGAATATTATTAAAACAAGCAGCAAAGAAGCGACTTTAACCCTAATAGCTAATAATACGTTTACCCAAAAAGCAAACACCAAAATCACGTCAAACGATGGAAAGCTTAATGTTACTATTGAAGCGGGTAATGGTTTGGAGTTAAAAGGTGAAATTGATACTAAGGGAGGGCATTTAAATATCAATACCACTTCGGGTAATACACTAATTGAAAATGCATTCTTGAAAGGAAAAGGCAATATTACAATTACTGGTAGCCCTCATAAGCTGTATGATAGATATAACAATAACAATAACAATAACAATAACAAAACTTATAATAAATTAACTGTTAAGAATACTGAATTTAAAGGCTATGATGGAGAGGGGCTGAAACTTCAATATAACTCACTACATCGAGATTGGTATGATGGTAGATATGAATTTTTTTCGAGTTGGGAAGGTAATATTACTACTGAAGGAAAAGTCGTCTTCGAACGTAAAGTAACTGATTCACGATCTGATCGTGTGGTTATGTCTACGCATGATTGGAGTGCGAATTTGACAGTAAAAAGTGGTAGTTTCGAATTTTTGGACATAGAGAGTAAATTAGGTTATGACGCTGCGTATAATAATTATAAAGACTATAAACTACTCAATATTAAGGAAGATGTAATATTCGAAACTAAAGAAGAAGGCTCAAGTGCAACCTTTAAACTCAAACCTTATTTAGGTAATGGTTCTGATAATGTCCGTGGATTAAGTGTTACCGCAAACATTACTGCAAAAGGAACAGGTCGTGTAACCTTTGATGCTAATGCGAATGGCTATGCTGTAGCAGGGATATACTTTGATAAAAGAAGTGGTAACAAATCAACTACAATTAAAACGGAAGGTACGACAACATTAGAATTTAAAGGAAAATCTGCTTCACGTGAGGGATTAGCCATTAAAAATCCACTTGTTTTAGATGCACAAGAAGGTTCTCATATAATTTTAAATGGTTCTTCTGGTCGTGCTGCGGTAAATGTATCAGCCTCAGCCGATGTCACTATTAAAGGTGATGGCGAGACAAGCATTAAATCAACATCAGGCAACGTTGAAGTGAATGCGAATATTAAGTCGGATTCTAGTACTGTGAATATTACTTCTGAAAAGAATATTAATATTAAAGAAAATGTTGAGGTAAAAGGTAAGAGCGTTAATTTAGAAGCTGCTGAACATTTGACGTTGGGAAATCAAGCTAAAGTTACTGCAACAATGGGCGATGCGATTTTATCAGGTAAAAACATAACTAACAGTGGCACCGTAAATGCTAAAGTGGGTAATGTGAACGTAAATGCAAAAGAAAACTTTACTAATGAATCAACTGGTAAATTAGATGCAAAAGGAAAAGTGACAGTTGATGCTGAAACAGTGGATAATAAAGGCGTTATCGACGGTCATAAAGCTACATCAGTAACCGCAGGTCAAAAAGTCACGAACCACGAAAGTGGACAAATCCTTTCAACAGAAGGAGATGTGTATGTGATTACAAATGGCATTTTACACAACAACGGATACATTCAAGGTAAAACGGGGACGACAATTGTAGAAGGTCAACGACAAAGTAAAGATAATTTAATGTCGGATTTAATCCATACTTTGGGCGATATCCAGCGTACTGTACGTTCAAGCTTGCGTGCAGCTGAAAATGAGCAGCATCCATCAAGCAGTGCAAAAAGTTTAATGTTTTACGATAAAGGACGTGCTGTGAATAAGGTCGCAAGCATTATATCTCATGGTTCGGTATGTTCAGTGGAATTGCCTGCAGGTAAAAACATCGCAGATGGTCGTCTGTTAACCTCTTGCCTTGCTGAAAATGAGAAAAGTAAAGCTGAATATCACAAGCAGTCTGAAAAGGTAGGCGATTGATTATATGAAAATGAAGTGGGATTACCCACTTCATTTTAGGATATATTACAAATTATTTATGTTAGGTGAAATAAATGAACAAAATGAATAAATTTAAATTAAGTGCAGTTGTTTTATTGCTTGGTTTTGGTATGACATCAATGGCAAATGCAGAGCAACAATTCCCAGTGAATAGTTTTCAATTACTGGGCGATATTCAAGGTTTAACGGATAATGAGCAAATTTCATTAGCTGAGATTTTAGAACGCTATCAAGGTAATCAAACTTTGACAAGCCTAAAAAAAGCTCAAAAAGCGTTACAAGAAAAATTAAATGCTTTTAATAAAGGAAAATATGAAATTGTATTACCTGAACAACGAGTTGAAAATGGAAATGTTTTTTTCCTATTAAGCTATAATGCCCCCACTACTGGCGAAGTTTTTTATAAAGGTAGTGAAGGTTATGATGAAAAAAATATTGCACAGAGTCTTCCTTCTTTAAAACAGCGCAAATATTTTGAAGATGGTCGTCAATGGTTTGACCCTCGGGAATTTGCGATGGCAAAAGAAAATCCATTAAAAATTACTCGAGTGCACTATGAATTAGCTTCTCAAAATAAAGTGTCTAACTTAACGGTTTCTGGATTTTCTCCATATGGTAAAACACGTAATTTTATTTCAGTGGATAACTAT